ACAGGAGCTGCTGGACCGGGTACACCAGAACCGGCAGGAGCAGGGGACGCTGGCGTTATTGGAGCTGCTGGAAGTGAAGCTCCAACAGACGAAGGACAAGCTACCCTTGCACCCTTCGGAGCAGCTACCGCAGCTTCAGGGGGAAGCGAAGGCGCTGGATTCGCTCCTGTCCCAAATCAAGAGGAAGCAATCGCAGCCTAGCCCGTAAAAGTTTTACGCCTTGACACAACAATTCTGAGGAGTTACAAAGCGCCATGTCTACAACGATGCCAAGCACCCCCGTATCATCCCCTGGAAGCGAAGCGGCTGCAGAACTCACTGACTTTGGTGCAGCGTTTGATCAGCTCGCCGCCGAGTTAACGGCTCCCGCTGCTGTCGAGACGCCTGCTGCTGCTGCTGTCGAGACGCCCGCTGCTGCTGCTGCTGTCGAGACGCCCGCTGCTGTCGAGACGCCCGCTGCTGTCGAGACGCCCGCTGCTGTCGAGACGCCCGCTGCTGTCGAGACGCCCGCTGCTGCTGCTGCTGCTGCTGCTGTTGCTGTTGCTGCTGTCGAGACGCCCGCTGCTGTCGCGACGCCCGCTGTTGCTGTTGCCGAAACACCGATCTACTCCGTGCAAGAGGAAGCGGTGCTATCCAAGTACCGTGAGGATTGGAAAGATGTGCACGAAGGCGAGGCACTGATTCGGCGCAAGGAGTACCGCGAGTTAGTGAACTACATTTTCGCGCAGGTACGCGATCAACTGGAACCGCTGCAGGAAGCGATGTCCGTAACAACGAGTCGCACGCAGTATTCAGATATTCTCGGGCTAGTGGAAGATTACGACAGAGTGCGCGATCCGGCCATTGCGTGGGTGAATACCCAGCCTCCGTATCTGAAGAAAGCGTATTTGGAGGTAGTACAGAATGGTTCGCCACAAGATGTGGCGGATCTCATTACGCGTTTCAAGAAAGAAACAAACTATACAGCTCCGGCTGCGGCGGCTGCGGCTGCGGCGGCTCCGGCGGCTGCGGCGGCTCCGGTGGCTCAGGCTGCGGCGGCTCCGTCAGATGTAAAAAAAGCGGCTGCTGCTTCCGCACTTCGTGTAGTTAACGGAGGACGTTCTGAGCAAACACAAGGGCCAGATCCATCAGATTTTGATGGAGCGTTCGGCGAATTTTCCAAACAAGCGTAACCAAGGAGTTCAATCATGGCCCAACTACGTATCAATGCTGAAATTCTCGCTCTGCCGGAAAAAAAGATTTTGGCCGCGTTGGCTACCGATCTCAGTCAGCACTACCAGACTGAACAAGCGGTGTTGTTAGTTAGCGGCGCTTTGGCGATCAAGGCTGGCGGCGGGGTACTCGTCAAGGCTGTGAATGCGACGTACGCTTGTGCGTTGAATGCAGCGGGGCAAGTCGTGTTGCTGACGAAAGTAGCTAACACGGATATGGCCGCGCTGGCGGGTACTGTCACCAACGCCAAGTTCAACGTGTTCTGTTTTTTCCAGGACTCTGCCGGTACCCTGACAACGCTGATGGGCGTGGAAGCGGCGACGATCGGTGCCGTTGTTTTCCCCACATTTCCAACCAACAAAGCGTGGATGGGCATGATCATTGTCAATCCGACCGGCGCTGGTAACTTTGTCGGGGGCACGACACCCCTGGACGATGTTGGTGTCGTACCGAACGTTGTGTATGTCAACGGGATCAGCAGCTTCAATCCGTCGATACTTGCTTCGGTAGTTGCATAGAAGTAGAATCTGTCCCACGCAAGCTGTCGCACATGCAGTCACACGCCGAAAAAAGCCGGGCAGTGGATTCCGTGTAAAGCAAACCAGACTCAGGTCAACTTTACTTTCCAAGGAGTACTATCATGGCCGCAGTAACACAATATGGCGACATCTCGCCCCGTACCGCCGCTTATGCTGTCACCCAACTGCTGAAGCGGGGAATGCCGTATCTGGTGATCGAGAAATTCGGTCAGACATATCCCATCCCCTCGAATTCCACCAAAGTCGCCAAGTTCCGTCGTTACTTTCTGACGGGCTCGACGGGCGGTGCCGCCGACGGTAACGCCGCGAACGCCTGGGGTATCCCGCTGGCACTCGCACCACTGGCTGAAGGTGTGACCCCTGCCGGTCGCAGCTTGACCAACCAGGACTACACCGTTACGCTTGCGCAGTACGGCGACTTCGCAACGATCACCGATGTCATCATGGACACCCACGAAGATCGCGTGCTCCAGCAGATGACGGAAGTACTCGGCGAGCAGGCAGCGCAAACCATCGAAGCCATTCGCTTCAATGTCTTGAAAGCCGGTACCAATGTGTTCTGGTCCAACGGCGGCGTGCGTACGTCGGTGAATACCCCGATCTCGCTGGACTTGCAGCGTCAAGTGACGACAGGGCTGAACCGCCAGAATGCCAAGTTCATCACCCAAATCGTGAAATCGACCCCGGACTTTCGTACGGAGCCGATCGAAGCCGCGTATATCGGCCTGGTGCATCCGGATCTGGAAACCGATATCCGCAAGATGTCCGGTTTCATTCCGACGAAACAATACGGCACCGTCACACCGTGGGAAAATGAAATCGGCGCCGTCGAACGCGTTCGCTACTTGTCCTCGACGGTGTTCCTGCCGTTTACAGATGTCGGCGGGACCAAGGCCGGGTCCGGAGTTACGATGCGCTCCACAACCGGTACTTCGTCGGATGTGTACCCGATCCTGTACGTTGGGCGGGATGCGTACGGCATCGTGCCGCTGAAGGGCAAGGACTCCTTGACCCCGATGGTTGTCAATCCGAAACCGGCTCCTGGTGATCCGCTGGCGCAACGCGGCACCGTGGGCTGGAAGGCGTATCAGGCCGCAGTGATCCTGAACGATGCGTGGATGGCTCGTGCCGAAGTAGCGGCTACAGCGTAACCCCCGCCTTTATCCCCCCCTTTCATTCAGGAGTACTATCATGGCCTTGAGCGCAAATGCAGTATCCCAAGCAATGGGAATCGCCAACGCAGTGTGTTTCACGTTCACTACGGACGCGACCGCTGCTGTCAAAACGTACCTTCACTGCGGGTTTGTTCCGCGATTCGTGAAGTTCGCCAATCTGACCGATCGTATCGTCGATGAATACTTTGCGGGGCAAGCAGCAGATGCGGCTCTGCATCATGTCGCTGCCGGCACGATGACGTTGGTTTCTTCGGGCGGCATCACGCTCGAAAACAACACAGCCGTATCCGTCGCCCTGTCTGTCATCATGCCGGACAATACGCTCGTACTGAAGCCTGCTACCGGAGGCATCCAGTATGTGATGGGCTTCTCGGTGCCTGCCGCTTTGATGGTGGCGAGCAAGCAGTTTTCCGTACTGGCAATCGGCTAATTCAGCCAAGAATAGAAGGGGCTTCGGCCCCTTCTGCTCGCCATGTCATCAGGAGTACTTTCTATGGGCGGCGGCGAAGATGTGTTGCGGGTTGAGAAACTCGAAAATGGGTATGAGGTCGAGATCTGTGATCCAAAGATCATGGCAGCCAACCAAAAGCCGAAGTCGTCCTACGAGTCTCCGTGGAAAGGATACGCATTCACCACTGCAGCCGAAGTGGTAGCATTTATCAGTGAACATCTGGATTCTTTGAAGCCGCCGCCTGACGCGGACACCGAATATACGGAAGGGTTTAAGCAGGCATCAACCGAGGAGTAGCCCCATGAGCACAGCAATAGATAAACTCGCATCAAACCTGAACACGGATGCCGACGAAGCGCCGGGTGATTTGCCAGTAGTGGGAGAACGGCGCGTGCGTATCTTGCTTGAAGAGAATGACGGCATTCCCCCGACCGGGCAGTTCTTCGGTGCACAAGGCAAGGGGTATGTGCTTCGCCCAGGTGAGGAAGCCGACGTACCGATGTCCATTGTTAACATTCTGGACTCCGCTGTAATGTCCGTGCCTGTTGTCGATAGCGGTAAACGCGTGACGCACTACCGCGATCGGCTTCGCTTCCCGTATCGTGTGATCACTACGTCTCGTCCGGCATGAATCTTGGCGAGAAACTAGACGAACTTCGGAATAACCTGCTGCGTGATCGTAGCGATCTAGTAGCCGGGGATTCTGATTCGTTTTGGAGCGACGATTCTCTTCTGCGGTATATCAAAGATGGGGAACGTCGCTTCGCTCGCCAAACACTGCTGATTCATGACTCGACCACGCCAGAAATTTGCCAGATTCAGTTGCGTACAGGCGTACAAACATACCCCTTGCACCCGACAGTATTGAGTGTACTCTCCGCTCGCTTCGACACCAATACGTGGGATCTGCAACGTAGCGGGCACGGCCCCCTGCTGAATATCACCCCGCCAGAGTTGTTAACGTTCGACCCTACGGCGAACTTCAACGTGACCCCCGGCCCGCCGATCGCGTATTACACGGACGAGACATTGGTGTACAACCGCCAGGGGGGCGTCACGTACAGCACGTACCCGTTGCCGGACGCCGCATCGAACGGGAAGATTATTTACATGCGCGTGATTCGGTTGCCGAATTGTGATTACACTATAGATGCGCTGAATGATGAAACCGAGATCCCCGAGGATTACGAGTTGGACCCTTTGCATTGGGCCGCATACCGGGCGTTAAGTGGGTTCGACGCTGATGCCGGGGCTGCAACCACGGCGGATAAACACAAGACAGCTTTTGATCTCGCCGTGAAGAACGCTATAACAGAAACGAAGCGGAAGATATTTACCAATGTGAACTACCGCTTTGGTATGGCGGGTTTTTCTTGGGAGCGGTAGATGGCAAATCCCGCCCAAGAACGCGACCAGGATGTAGTGTCGTTCAAAGCCTTTTCGGGGCTGCGTAACGATCGCACCGCAGAGCGTTTCGATCTCGCGGATCTGGAGCTTGCCGTTAATGTAGACATCGACAACTCAGGGCGAGTCTCGCGCCGAGGAGGGCGCACTTTGATTTCTGCTACCGCCACCCATTCTTTATGGACATCAACCAGTGGGCTGCTTGGGTTGTACGTACAAGGGAGTACGCTATACCGCATGGGCACCAACTACGCTGGTACCGCCATTGCGACCGGACTTACTATTGGCCTGCGCATGTGGTACACGCAGGTTGGGGATCGTGTCTACTTTGGTAATGGTGCGCAGACAGGTATTTACGAAAATGGTGTAGTTCGTTCTTGGGGTTTGACAGTCCCCCCGCTGCCAAGTGTCACCGTGGGGAGCGGGAGTCTGCCAGCCGGCAAGTATCAGTATGTAACTACATACACACGTAACGACGGACAGGAGTCTGGTGCAGGGCTTGCTGCATACGTGACCGTACCCCTTGGGGGCGCGTTGGTATTCGGGTTAGCTGCATCGTCTGATCCGACTGTAGTAAAACAGAATCTTTATGTCAGCCCGCCTAACGGGGATCTTCTGTTCCTCGCGGGGTCTGTGGACAACGCTGTTTCCAGTACTACGTATTTCGGCGACACCTTGGAGCTGACGTACGATCTGAAAACTCAGTGGCTTTCCCCGCCCCCCAAAGGGCATATTGTCGCGTACTATCGCAGCCGTATGTTTGTTGGAGTAGGGGACACGCTATACTGGTCCGAACCCCACGCGTACGAGCTGTTCGATTTACGAAACTACCTGCAGCTCCAAGGGCGTATTACTTTGCTTGCCTCTATGGAGGATAAGGAACAGTACGATAGTGGGCGGAATAGCGGTTTTTTTGTTGGTACAGATCAGTCTTGCGGGATTTTAGTAGGTTCGATGGCCGAGGACTTCCATTATGTGCCTAAGACACGTTACGGGGCCATCTTGGGGGCAGTAGAATACGTAGACGGTTCTTTGTTTGCGGATAATGCTACCGGGGCACGAGATCTGCCGGTATGGCTTACGACAGAAGGTGTTTGCGTGGGAATGCCCCAAATGGAAATAAAGAACATTACGCGGACTAAGTACGGATTTACTGCGGCTGGAGAGGGTGCAGCCATCTTCCAGCCTGGTCCGAACCGCCTTATTTTACTTTCTACTTATTAGGAGACGATCATGGCACTTCGCTATAGCACGTACGTTCGCAACTTCATGGCTGGCATCGGCTCCTTCAAGGATGCGTTTCATAACGGTCGCATCGAGATCTACACTGGAGCGCAGCCTGCCAGTGCGGATGCGGCTGTAACAGGCACACTGCTCTGCACGATCACTAACAACTCGGGGGCCATCACGTATGAAGTGCTGTCGTCCGGTACAGTGACGCTGACAGGCGGAGCTGCAGGTTCAGTCAATACCATAACGGTTAATGGTATTGACGTTCTTGGTGGGGCAGTTGCTTACAATACTTCCCTGACGCAGACGGCGGCGGATGTTGCCGCGCAGATCAATAACTTCAAGGGCACGACCGAATATGTGGCGACTTCGGCGGGCGCGGTTATTACGATTACTGCGCTACCGGGTACGGGCGTTGCTCCCAACACTTTCGTTGTAGCATCTACCGTTACTACGATCACCAAGACAGATGCCAACATGGCGGGTGGTGTTGCTTCGGTTAACGGGGTGAAGTACGGCTATGCGGCGGCGGGCGTGATCTCTAAACTCGCATCGCAAGTCTGGAGCGGCGTAAATGCCGCATCGGGTACTGCGGGCTGGTACCGTGCTTACGGCAGTGTGACAGACGCAGGGGCGGTAGATACTAACTTGGTGTTCAGCCGCGAAGATGGAGCAATATCCACCAGCGGTGCAGAACTGAATCTGTCGTCTACAGCTATTGTGGCGGCAGCAACTACAACCATCTCCTCGTGGTCGCGTACTCTGCCTACTGCGTAAGGGAGTAGCTGGTGGCTGCAGATTCTGTACTAACCCTGCCGTTTATAACGGCACCCACAACCGCTGCGCGAACTGGAACAGCGGCTGTTTCCCGCATGGCAATCGTTGCGGCGGGCCAGGCAGGGGAAGGAGTAGCAGTACCCTTTCCCTATATCGTTGCTGCCGGTACAGGGGTTGTAGGGGTAGTAACTGACGGCGCGTTCAGTCCTTCAGTTCTGCTGCCGAGTATTATTGCTCGGGGGCAAGGAGCGTTCGACGGGGTTTCTGCGCAGACGCTGCTTCGTAAAATTGCTTCTGGAGCGGGCAGTACTTCAATACTTGGAGTTTCTGCACAGACGCTACTTGCTGTCCTTGCTTCCGGTTTTGGATACCCCTCTAATAACGGGGTCAGCGAAGTAACTCTATACCCAATACAACCAGTGGGCTTTGGTGGCCCTGGCATGGGGGCGAACTGCACAGCCGTTGTGATGCATACAGAAGCGCAGGGGTTGACGACATATAGCAACTTCCGATTTAACAGTTTCGGCAGGTTTAATGGTGCGTATTTGGCGGCGTCAGAT